ATAGTAGAACCCACTGTTTATGGAAATGTCCATTTAAGCTATCGTAACCCCAGATACATGCAAATGTTGGATTTAAATATGAACCCGACAAACGAAACGACCCGAGAAGAAACAGAATCACAGGTTTTATCTGTTTATGGCGAAAATAACAATCACGCCTCGTCAGAAATAGTGACAACAGGTTTTACCAGTGGTAATAACGAAGACAGTGATAAGAAAAATCTCGACGTTTTAGCAACTTGTGCTGGAGAAGCAGTAGTTTCTTTGCGACAACTCTGTAAGCAATTCACTTCATATAGATTTTTGCCTGAAATGAATGATAATAGCTTAGTAGTTTATAACCCTTTTGCAAATTCATATACTAACACTACAGATTCATACAAATATACAGATCAATTAGATTCAATAATGGCTGGTTTCTGTTTTATGCGAGGCAGTATGGTAGTGAGAATAATGACCAACAATCCAGCGAACGACTTTTTAACAACATGTCGTTCAGGTGAGGTTAATAATTCTTCTGCCAAAGTAGAACATTTATCTGTCACGTCAAATCAGGACCTTGCTAATTATAATAGATTTAGATCAGTTATAGCTCGTAAAAACAACGAAGGTGTGCTTGAAACGCATGTACCCTATTACCAACCCTTTCACATGGTAAGAAACGTGCCTGCCTACGAACATACCCAACGTCCCGTGAATACTTCAAACCAAAATGTATTATTAATACACAATCCCACATATAAGACAGCTGTCTCTAGACAGGGAGGAGATGATTTCTCCCTGGGCTATCTTATATCATTACCCCGCTTTACTTTTCGTAGAGGGTTAAGCTTTACTTTTCCCCCTAATTTAAATTAATCGGTTAGATACACTATTTATAGTCACCTAGACCCTTCAGGTCGTAGGTCCTTACAGTTTACTGGCCGATGCCAGTAAATTGGGGTTCAATAAATAGGCTCACAAGAGCAACGGTTTCGAATACTCCTTCTGAGTATCAAAACGCCCCGCTTGTATCGATCAGCTAG